ATCCACGGGGTTTTGGACTGCAAGGCTCCGTATTCTACTGCAGCAGACGCCCAATAGTTATACATACGCTGCGGGTCTTTCATTGCACGGGTATGACCCTTACGATCCAGACGACCTTCGATAATCGTTTCTTCGCCAATCACTGGGATAATCGGGATGGTTTTGCCAATCCAGATCTTTTCTTCCTCAGTAATCACATGGTTGCCGATTATCAGATGATAATGAATAATACGGCGAGTTGTCGCACGTTTCCGAGTCTGCGGATCATCAAAGATTTCACTTTTCGGATCGACCTTCCGCAAATCAGAAGCCAGCAATGTCATGGGCTGACCATCCGGCCCATTAAACATCAGCAACTCATCATTCACATCTTCTGCTTCAAAATATTCCGCAACGCGAACATGGTCCTCATCAAACCAGCCCTTTTCACCAACCAGCACTTCCTGTCCAGCAAACTGCTTATACTGCGGATATTTCTGGTCGAAAACTTCCTTCGGCATATCCTCAAAGATAAACGCAAAACGTGCATCCTCTTTCGCAGGAGCCTTCGCATCCGGGTCCATATAAACCGTCAGCGGGTCAGGAATGCTCGTGACATAAATCTCTTGATCGAAAGAGTTCTCGTCCACGTAGTCTGTAATGACACGCAGATAGCCGATGCCAGCTTCGACCTGAAAAGTAGTAGCAGCGTCATAATGCGCCGGGGCGTTTGACTGATACTCAATATGCCGAGCGATGCCATCCCAAATGCGGGCGCTTTCAGCCGTCGCACCATTGCCAGCCGCACGATACTTGATCCCCGGCTTATTCATCTTTGCATCATTTATGATGTTCAGATTATGCTGGCGGGTCTTGTTGATCGTCAGCGCAGGGCGCTCGTCCCTCTGCCGATCATTCCACATACGTGTAGGCCACTGATATTTATTATCAGCGTCAGCATTCGCAAAGCGCATATCATCCATGAACAAGCGGCGAGCATAGGACTCCCACGCTTCACAGCGTTTGAACCGCTCCTGCGCTCTTTTCAGAACTTTCTGATATTTGTCGCTGTCTACTGCTTGACGTGCCATTTATCCCATCCATCCCAGGCTCTCGGTAAAGCCCTGTAATTTACCCATCAAACCGCTTTGACGCTTCAACGCTCCAGCAACTTTACGACTACGCCCATCCGAGCCTCCTTCGTTCGAGGCGATTGCCATGTAACGAAAGGCGTCAGCTGCATGGGATGACCAGTCGTGGACTGGCTCGTTGGAAAGCGTCTCAGTTTTTGAGTTTTCTTCGTAATGATAATGGCGAAGGGCATGAAGCAACCCTTTTTCGCAACGCGAAGCATCAAACCAGCATGTCGGAAAAATGCTTCTTGCCGCGATGATCCCGTCGAATTTGCTCAACCTCGGAACAATGCGGACTTGGAAACCCGCATCCCGCATCTGTTCTTCTATCGACTTTTTCGACCCGAGCGTTTTCGCACGAGCGTCGTGAGGAAGCCAGCAAGTGCCGTAATCATACAACTCCCCAGACGAGCCTCTGCGTGTGCGAAGCACATGAATGTAATGATCTAGCCCTTTGAGCCTATTCTCGTAAAAGTCCACGATTCGTCGTTGCATTCCGATATACTGCTCAAAGATAATTGACGTGCTGTCAGACCGGCCAAGATCGAAATATAGATTAACAGCAGAGCTAGAATGATGAGGAACGTGTGTGATACGACCTTCTTCAGCGCAGTCACGAAGTTCGTCCGCATAGACCGCGCCCTCCAGGCTTTTCCGGCACTCGCCTTCCCAGACATGCAGATAAGCGTCCCGGTCGCGGGCCTTTAGGTCTAACATTTCCTGTTTAAGAACCTGCGGAAACCACGGATTATCGCGCCACGAGATTTTCTGCACAATCGCGTTTTTCGGCGGGTGAAGGACAAAACGCACATATGTGTCGTCCGACTCAAGCTCCGGGTTAAACGAAGCCCAGATTTCAGAACCTTCCTTACGGATCGTCGGAATGAGAACGTCCCACGAATTTTTCGTGACCTTGTTCGCTTCTTCCACCCAGCAAACGTCCACGCCTTCATATGACTTAATCTTCGTGACATTGTTGCGAATGCCTTCGAAGGAAAATTCAGACCCCGTAGAGGGACAATAAATACGCGCCTGCTCGATTTGATAAAAACCGTTTAGCCCCAGCAGTTCAATCTGGTCACTTAAAATTCTATGCACAGAATCTCGAATTGAGTTCTGTAATTCACGAGCGCAAAGAACGCGAATGTTGCGCTTTGCGGCAAGAATGACGAGCGCGCGAGCGATGCCCCAAGACTTCGCTCCACCGCGCCCGCCGTAAAGCACCCGATAACGCACAGGCATACCATTGACCTGCGGCCAGAACAAGCATTGCAGCTTCTCCGGCCACTCAACAACCTTCGCATTTTGCGTGGTTAGGTCCATGTTATACTCAATCCGTGGTGGGCTTACTTCTTTTTCGCCTTGGCGACCTTGGCATTGTAAGCAGCGAGGCCCTTTTTGTCCATCGCCTTGTCTTTGGCAGAGCCCTCTTTCACGCCCTTTTTCTTGAGCGCTGCGTCCTTTTTCTTGTCCATCGGGGAGCGTTCCCACTCGGCCATGGTCATCTTGCCTTTTGCCATGTCAATTCCCCCCAAGCTGCTTGCTGGCTTTCAGCGATTTCAATTCTTTCTGCTGCGTATTCGGGGCAATGCCGCCCTTATTCGCTTTCGCAGACATCAACTTTTTCATGTCATGGTGAACAGACATGATGTGGCTTTCCCGATCAGGGCGTTTATGGTCGCAGCACTTTTTCATTCGTCATTCCTCGTCCTGTCCCACAACTTAAACCCGATCTGCAATGACAGGTAGATGCAGCCGAGGATTGGCGCAAACACCGCCGCTATGTCCGACACAGGTTTAATCTGTTGCAGCCATAGCGGAGATGAAATCATTGCCGCCGAAACAAGCCCTCCAACCTTTTCACTTGTTGTCGTAAATATTAACCCAAGACTATCTGTCGCATGATGGTCATGTGATAGCGGCATTATTTTGACTTTCTTATTTAGCTGGCCGAGCCTTTTATGACGGAGAAGTTGAACACAGGCTGCTCAACCGTCGTTCCGCCAGTTGTGTAGAATGTGATTTCGAAGCTGTTCGCTGCAACTGCTGTCACCAACACCACGTATTTGTCCGTGCCAGACTTTTGGTTCACGATAATGGTATCTGCTGCGGCCACACTGGTATTGTTCACCGTGAACGAAGCGGCAGTCGCAGAACCCGCCGCCGAGAACAGCGTGATCGCCCCGGACATCGTATTGAGCGAAACTGGCGTTGTGCGCGACGTAAGCTGCGTGACCGTGCCGCCCGCACCCGTGCCAAACCCAACGCCTTGCGTCGCGGAGTTCGAAATCAGATCCCGTCCGTCGCCGAGCGTGCGCCAGCCACCAAAAGAAATAAGCCTCACTGATTGATAGTTAGACGACAAAAGATAACCTACGACACCATCGACAGTATTTGTAATCGTGATATTATTCGTCGAAGCTGTGCCGCTTATATCCTTCACCTCACAAACATATCCATCCGGCACGTTTGTCGGCAAAGTCACATTTACAGGTGCTGCTGCGTTCACCAACAAAACATCTTCCGGGGATGTCATATTGTAGTTAGTAGTCGCGAGCGCAACTGTTTTGTCCACACGTCCATTAATATTTGTGCCCAGCCCAAGCCCATTTGACATAGAGTTTTTCTCTACGACATTTGTATTAAGGCTTAGTGATGTTCTACCATAAGTAAATCCACCTGGAATGGCACTGTTTACCGCACCTCCAAAAATATTTCCGTCAATAGTCACGGAAGTAGACGTATCCATCACCAAACCGTAGGCGTAATCAGCATTCGCGCCAGTATTAGAGACATTATAGCAATTATAACCTGTAAAGTTATTACCGCTAATTACGCCTCCAGCTGTTCTTCTCAACACGATTGGTGTGCCGACACAATTAGAAAAACTGTTGCCAACCATCGTGTAGTTGAACAATACGTTCGCAGTTCCAAACGGATTGATGGATTCCATCGCCCCTTTGCAGTAGATCTGCAAATTAAACGTGTTATCGGACATCACAAACTGCCCAACGGACGGCCCATTTGACTGCGGTGTGATACTGATTGCTCTTCCATCCCATGCCGCGCCATCAAAAAAGTTATTATGTATGCGGACTTGAGATAAAATTGTATTAGGAGACAAGTTGATGTTGTTAAAGGCTTGCCCGCCAATGTAACAACCTGTCACGAGCAACCCTTCAACTCCATACACAAGCAATCCTGACTGTGGGCCAGAATTGTTGCCCAAAAATATTTGGTTAACTGTATTTGCATCGGGAACAGATGTCCAAGTTATTTTCTGAATACCAGCATCGTTTCCTCCCAGATAACACTCCACCACGTCTAGAAGAACAACGTAATTAGCCAGCCCGACGCCTATTGCAGCAATACTTTCCTGAGCGGTAGTGTTATATCTGTTGAAGACTCCTTGGATAGAACATCTGGAGATTCTAGCAATAGACCCTTGATACAGCAGAATACCCCACTGCATTCGCCACAGCCAACAATCTTCAATCAGCAACGCTTGGCAGTTACCAACGTCAATGTGAGCGCCACTTGTAGCAACATTGATAAGCCCGCCTGTTCCTAAATACAGCGCGCTATTGTTTGCAAAGTTTGTAGTTCCCACACCTGAGCTAAAAGCCAGCGTTACCGGAATACTCCAATACGAAGTCGGAGATCCAGGATTAACATTTGTCGGAGCCCCCGTAACGGTCCACTTCTGATAATCAGGCGTAGGCGCTGAAGGATTAGACGGTTGCGTGATTTGAAATTCCTGCCCACTATAAACCAATGGCAGAAACGGATTAGCATTGCCATTGGCATCTTTTTCTGCAATCAAAATCGTCGTCGCAGTAGCCTGGGCAGCATTATTCCAAATGATTTTGCCATCACCGGGATAGCCAGATGTGGCAGTTGTATTCGCCACATAGCTTTCAAAAAGAGAAGGGCCACCGCGAGGCAGACCATGCCAAAACCAAATACCAGATATTTGTGCCGCACCTGCATTAGTAAACGCCAGTGTGGAACCGTAATTACCAGTTCGCCAGAAAAGTGTCTGGTTAGGCCCAGCCCCTTCAATTACAAGACTAGCAGGGCAGTTAATAGTTGCACTCAAAAAATACGACCCAGGTGGCACAATAACTTTACCGTTTACACCAGCATAAGTAAAAGCCGCCTGAATAGCCGCCGTCTGATCGGTGCCGTCACCTAACGCACCAAAATCACGGACATTAATCTCATCTCGCATTTTAGCTTGGGCTGTGCGAGCAACAGCGCCCGACCCTCCTTGAATAAATCCAACCAACGATGATCCCGAAGATGCAGCAAGTCTTGTCATAACTTCCGCAATAGCGCCCTGCACCGATGTAGACGTTAAAACGCCTGTCGGTGCAAACGCAATATACGCAGCTTGAACAAGTTCACGCTTCCAACGATTTCCTACCGCATCGACGATAATCGTAGTGCCATTGTCGGGACTCGTAACGTCCGTCGCATCCAGATAAAAAATGCCACCGCCGTCATTCACGACAGTATTATAGATCAGGGAAACCTGAGCAGATGCCTGCGGGGCCGGAATAGTCTGCGCCCGCAGCGTCGTGATATTAGTGAGAACACGAATTTCCGTCTGATTAGCGTTCAACGCCACAAACGGCATAC